TCTTATGAAACAGAAGATTCAAACCTTATTATGTTTTTCTGTTCTTTATATAAAACATTTAATTGTTGTAGCTTCTTTTTTCATAGGATTCTTACAATATTTTATTCTCTTTTTATATTGAAAAATATAAGCGAACTGCTCTAAGAATTTTTAATCCATTTTTGAAAATTTTCTATACAATCATCACATAAATCATATTTTCTTGAATATCCTCCTCTGTTATCAGAAATTAAACCTACACCAATAAATGTTTCAGTTGTTTTAATACGCTTAATTATTGATGTTATTTGATTTGTTTTGTATATTTGACCACATCTATCACACTGTTTTATATTCAAATTCATACCTCTTTTATATTGCATATTCATTATTATAATCATATTGCAAGTAGTGTTTTAACAACCCATGAAAGAACGGTTTCAAAGGATTTTTCGACCTCGGAAACGCCCTATTTATGGGCATTTCAGAATTAAGTTATTTCCAAATTCCTTGATTTAATTTTTCTTTTATAAACTCATTCTTCATTTCATAAATATCAGTACCACATGCATTACATACTCCATAAATTTTCTTACCATCAAATTCATAATGATAACAGTTTGAGCCACAACCACACGGATTTAGTGAGTCACTAGAGTAGTAACACCAAACCTTCCAATTATCTTTGTAACATTGCGTCTTTCGTTTGTCTGTGATGGAATCAATCAACTCATTCAAATCCGTCAATTCAATATTCTCTTTTTCTAACTTGTCACAACGCTCACATGCTTTATTGAATAGCTTTTTCATTTTAAAGAATAAATCAACAACCTTTTCATGTGGCATCTGTCTCAAATCTTCATAACATTCCTTGTCGGAAAACATTGTTTCCACATCTCTTAAATGCTCTCTCATTACATCACAAGCAATTGCACAAGCTTCATTGACTTTCTCAATTGACTTGTCTTTATTAAAACCTGCATAGTATTCAATCTCTGCAATAGCATCTGCTGAAGTTTCAGGATCAAGAATACGAATTGCTTCTTCTATTGACATCTCACTCATATAATCTTCTCCATATCATAATTTTCTCTGATATAATCACACAGTTCATTCATAGTGGAAATGATATGCTTATCGTCCTTTAAGCAAGGATGAATATTGCACATACAAGAACCTTTCGCTCCATTCTTTTTAAACAACTTCCAGTTGAATGTAATCCACAACAGAGGAATTTTAGTAAGATTTTTCGTAAATAATCGTGTTAAAATTTTCATAGATTGTTACCTCCTATTGTATTATTCTCTACAGTTGAGCCAATAAACTTCTCACTGGTTCTCTACTCATATTTTCTTTTGCCCATGAGATATAACCAGGATCAATTTCTTTGATTTGTGGAAGTGTCTTTCCTGAATATTTTCCAAATGTAATTACATAAGAATCAATATCTGGTAACTCTTCCTTTGGAATATCAACACCGCCTAATGCAGAAAGTACATCATCAGAATATGTCATATCAATATTTGACCTACTTGCTAAATAATCACACATATGTACAAAGAACTGTTCGTCATTTTCAGGTTTTGGCAACACCGTCTTACTTCTCTTTGTGGAAGTCCATTCACCCGAATGACTCTCACATAGCCTTGCAATATATGCTTTTGTATCAGCGTCTACGTCATGCTCAACAGATGTATTTCTCACCCATTCACCTGCAAGCATTGGATGTTCATGTACTGTATACTGAGAACCATTTAGCCCGCATTTAATTGCATCATGAAAAATTGGTGTGCAGCGTAAACAATCTCGCTGTCGCTCATTGGTCTTTTCTTTTACATACTCTAATCCAAGAACATAATTCATTACTTCTGCAAACATTAAAATATGAAAAATCTGACCATGTGGCTGACACTGTGTTTTATTATGATACTTAAAAGATGTACTACTTGGAATTGTGAAGATATAATCTGGAATTTCCTTAATCATATCAGCACAATAATCTCTAATCTCATCTGTCTCAAACTTATTTAATAGTCCTTCAAAAATTTTTACCTTGTCCATATTTTCTCCTTTACTTCAATATCTTGGAATCCAAACAATTTTTACATAATTCGTATATCATCCTACCCATATATTCTCTTTCTACAAAATAAATGTGCATATTATTTCTGCTTTGCCATGTAAGCAATGTTCTAAAAAACGATGTCGGATTCAATTTCGATTTATAGTTCTCTGTAAAAATATCCTCTATGCTGCCATTCTCTATAAGAAGATAATTTTTCTCTATATTAATCATTCGATTAAATTCTTTAAAAATTCTGTCATCATCTTTAGTTGCATTTGCTATGTTACCAGCTAACTCACTTACGGAATTCTTTCGTTCAATACAAAGTTCGTCACTAAAATAGGTGTCGATTGAGAAGCCCAATTCAGGGCAACTCTCAACCATAAGACCATAATCACCTGTTTTCAATGCTCTTGACTTCCATTTGATGTTGTTCCTATCAAACCAATCAGTAACATTTTTATTAGTATTCTCACGAGTATCCACTAATACAACCATGTGCGACAGTAATTCTTTATACTTTTTGTCTGTATAATACTGTTTCATTTACATCTCCTAACAAATTTGGTACTCAGAAACCCACCATTCTTGCTCGTCTGTTTCTTGCCATTCACCATCAACCTTTTTCATTTTTTGTTTTTTATATTGATTTGTGACTTTTACAATATCTCCACGTCTGATAGGATTCTGTTTGAATATTTTCTTGCTAATTTTTACTGGAATTGTGTTACCATTTGCCAATGCATACAGCTTCAATCGTGGAGAATAGTCAACATTAAGATCCAATGCCACACAATAACCTGCCAGCTTTTTATCAACAATATCTACGTACCCAAGATTTTCTATCTGATAAGCAATCTTTGTTCGCATATCGGTTTTCTCATTTGGGATATCCTGCAAGAGTTTATTAAGTAGTTTTGCACTATCTAATTCCATAAATGTCTTCTGAGTTTCCTTGCCAGAACATTCTCTAAGTACATCAAAATCAAGTCCATACTCTAGTGCTTTATCCTTCTTCATTTGCTTCTTACCATAATATTTTGAAAACAAATCACTACAAGTAAGCAGATAACGAATTCCACCAAATTCCTCAAAGAAATCTAGTTTAATCAAGATTTCAAGTTTTCTGCTATCAACTTTGAGGTCAGAAATTCTTACCAATAAGTCAATAAACGTATTAAATTTTTCATCTTTAATGGAATATAAATCATTTGCAGCATCTTCGTTTAGAAACTTTACAGAAGCAATACCCTTGTAAATACCATCTTTATCACAAGAATACTTTGCAGTAGAATGTCTGAATTTAATACTATGAATTGTAATACCAAGTTGTTTTGCTAATTCTGTACCAAGCATAATGTCATCTTCATTATTGGCGTTATTTAGATATGCAGTGATAAACTCTTTTGGATAATAATATCTGAGATAAGCACACATATAACCAATCATTGAGTATCCTGTAGAATGGTTAAAACCAAACATGTATGAACTTGCGTCTTCAATAATCTGTAAGAATGTTTTAGCCTCTTCTTCAGAAACAGCCCTTGGTTTATCTGACATCTTACAGTATCCCTCAAGAATTTGTGGCAAAGCTTTTTGAAGTCTATCAATTTGTTTTCTTGCAATAGCTCTTCGAGTATTGTCAGCGTCAGATCCACTCATTCCGCATATTTTTTGAAGGAAAGCAATAACATCTTCTTGGAATACAAGATACCCATGATTCCCCTCTAACAGTTTATCAATCAATTCTGATGGATTTTTGTTCGGCTCATGTGCTAATAGTCTGTCTCTATATGATTCTCCTGAAGGTCTGATTGAAGCGTTTACAAGCGACAAATCGTTTACGCAATGACATTCAAACTTTTTCATTGAATCATAGGCAAATTTTGATTCAAACTGAAATATGCCTACTGGACTATCTGCAATATGTGCCCAAACTTTCTCGTCATTCCAATTAACTGTATGGGATTTCGGATACGGAATATGTGCTAATTCACATGTATCTTTGATAATTTCTATGTTTTTCAGACCAAGCAAATCGTATTTTACGAGGGAAACTTCATGAATTTCTTCCATATTAATACTCAAAATACGTTTGCCATCCTTAGACCAGAATGTTCCATAATTATCAGGTAATGTTACTGGACTTACAATAATACCTGCTGGATGCATCGACTGAGAAATTGCCGTTCCTACAAGACCGTCAAAATAATAAAATAACTTAGGATATTGTTTTTCTTTTAAGTCCTTCAAAGACTTTTCGTTATGCTCAAGTTTACTTTTAAGTTCTTCCAAGTCTTTTAAACACTTTTCATTATTTTCATATCCATCAATAGATTCAATTTTCTTAATCTTGTCATTGCAATCAGTAATACCATCTGTAAATAATGCATACTGAGCTTTTACTTGCTTGACATCTCCAAGTGGCATATTCAAAGCTCGTCCAATCTCATCAATAGTACCTTTGTCAGAAATCGTGCCGATAGCCAACACATAAGCTGTTTTATCAGCACCAAACTTTTCAATGATATGCTCATATACTAAATGTCTTTGTGATGGTGCAATATCCAAATCAATATCACCAATCTCTTTTCTATCCTCATTGGCAAATCGAGAGAATACCGTGTTCCATACTACAGGGTTTACATCAATAATATCTGTTAAATATGCAATGGTTGAACCACCAACAGAACCTCTACAAAAGCCAATTGGTATACCATTATCCCAACACCAACATACCAATTCTGACATGAAAAGCATGAATCCAACCATACCAATCTTCTTAAATACTCGAAGTTCTTCTTTTATATTCTCCTCATATCGTGGATCTGGTTGAATAATTCCTTTATCAAGCTTTTCATGATACATTCTATAGATACGCTCTACAAATACCTCTTCTTCATTGTCATAGAGAATCGGATATTTAAAAGCTGTATCTAATTCGTAATCTGTAACAGAATCAGCCATGCGGTTAGTGTTCTCAATAGCTTCTAACACAACATCCATAGGTAAAGAGCCTTGCTGTCTGAACATATCAACTAATTCATCATACGATTTATATGTAAGGTCAAATTCATCTTCGTTTGAAAACTCAATATGTTTTGCTTTCTGAAGAACACTCCTACACTCAGCCTTGTAACTATCAATACTATGTGTATCTGTCCCTGCTATTAAAGGCTTGTTATATTTTTTGGATGCCTCATAAAGCATTTTGTTATATCGAATCTGATCCATAGACTTAACATGCGGCTGAATTTCATAATAGTCATATGTTTTCATCAGTTTGTCATATACAATCTTTGCATTTTCCAATTCTGATTTTGCTTCTTCTATCTGTAAATCAAATGCATTATTGGATTTTTCAATACATTGTTCTACATATATTTCATAAGATGTGTTATGAATGATTGTGCTATCTTCAGCCCACTGATCTCTTGCAACTTCTGAATTTAGTTCTGTATAAAGTCTGTTAGCTTCTGTTTCTTTATTTTTTTCTAATTCAGCTATTTTTTCATCAACCAGTTTTCCAATAAAATTAGGATATTTGCTCAACGGAGATGCAAGACATGCAGAAATTTTAATAACATTATCAGAGATATTGAAAAATTCATCGAATGTAATTCTTGGCTTATAGTACATATGGTCTGATTGTGTAGACAAGTCAACCAATGTGTTTATTTCTTTTACACCTTCAAAATTCTTTGCTATAAGAATTGTATGGTAGTTATCTCTTTGTTTTGGTTCAAGTGCTGCTGTCAAATAAACCTCAACACCGTGTAGATATTTTAAACCTTTACTATTTGCATACATTTTCTTCTCAATATTGTTGTAAATATTGCCATGCTCCGAAAAACAAATAGCCTTCTGTCCAAGTTCTACTGCTCTATCTACATATAACTTATAATTTGTACAACTATCTAGTAAAGAATCTTCTGTATGTAAATGATATACTGTATAGTTACTGATAATACCACCTCCTACTCATATGAGTCAGTTTCAGGGTTATACTGTCTATTGTCGATTTCATTCTTCTTACTCGTTGGTTGTGGTTTATATTCACATGCATGATTTCTCTGACCGCAAAGATAATGACAATAGTAATAATCTGGGTTTGGTCGCCACTCTTTTTCTTTTTCAATAAGTTCAAGAGTATCTTTTGCCCACTGAATAGCCTCATCGTACTCTTCTTGAATCCAAGGCACTTCTATCCACTTTTGATCCTTAAACATGTTCCATTTAAGTTTTGAAACAGAACCATATTCTTTTATTACAGGGATGGAATATAAATAGAGCTGTCGTTTGAAATCTAAGAAATGCTGTTGGTCAGATTTGCTAATCTTACCATTTTTCAGAATTTTAATACTTGCGGATTTATGGTCAATAATAATAATCTCACCAGTTTCTTTATCCTTTACAAGCAAATCTATATATCCGATAAAATCCTTGTCGTTAATTTTAAATTCTACTTTTTTCTCAACTCCAAGAACTTCATATTTTTCTAAATCAAGGTCAATGTTATCAAGGTAATCAATACCTTTGTCATAATATGATTGCCTAATATTTACGAATTTATTTGGTGGAGCATCATGAGGAACATCCTCATCGAAGTGTTCCTCATAATACTCATTCAATTCAAACAAGGAAAGTTCACCTTTTTCATATTTTTCAAGGATTTTATGAATAAGTGAACCATATTCGCCAAAAAATCCATTTTCAGATTTATTACATTCAACATAATGTAAGAACCATTCGTAAGGGCAATTATAATATGAATTCAGTCTTGAAAACGACCATTGCATCGTTCCAAGTAAAAAATCTAATTCTTCATCCATCATAATAATTTATTCTCCTTATTTATCTGGAAATGTGTTATCTATGCTTCTATCAACATATGGAAGCCTGTCGGTATATACATTGTCATCCCATGCAAATTTTGCGTCATATTCATCGTAATCTGTATAAAATCTACGTGATGTCAAGTCATACCATAATCCCATCTGGAAGTCTGCCTTGCCAAGCAATCTGTCTTTTATTACAGTTAAAACCACATCGTAGTTATGCCATTTAGATTTCGGATCATTTTTCTCTTTTTTGGAAACTCTTCTAAGACCTATGGATCTCATAGCAAGATTGATAATATTAGAAGTACCAGATATGTCATACATTTCAATATCAGAATTTGTATCTTGTGTTTTTCTTGGATGTGCTATCAGAACAACAGCTACATTGAATTTAGCAGCAAACTTAATAAGTGCATTTATCAGATTTGTTTGTGCCGTATTTTTGTCACTTTCAGAACAATTCAAGTCAATCATCATAAGATTATCAAGTACAATCAGCTTGCATCCAAACTTTCTAACACATTCTTCAGC